AATTCTGATATGGTCATAAATCCAGTGTCTTTTATATGACTAACTTCAAATACAACTTTAATAGGTTCACAACATTCATAACAATGAGTATCAACAGCAAAATCTAAAGTACCATCATAACCACAATGACTTCCCATTTCCACCCATATATCCTTGGCACACTCAGGGCATTCAACCATAGAAACAATTAATGCAATACCATTACCTCTTTTTAAAACATCTTTTAAATCCTTATCTATCATAGCACTTCAATCCAATCTGTTTCACCAAACTCGTGTTTACCAGGTTTTATCTTACCTTCAGTAATATCTTTCATTACCTTTGGTTGGTATGTTTCCAATAGTTCTTTTTGGGTTACTTCCCAGTTAATTGGTGGTAAAGTAAAATCTTCAAAGAAAGTATATCTTATCATCCCTTGTATGTTGGGACCAACTTCTTTTATTTCACCATTATCCGTAATGGCCTCAAATTCACCATTACCTTTGTGTCTTACAGTATAACTCATATATTTTATTAGTCTTCATTTTCTTCTATTTCTTTATGTAATAACGCAAACCATAAGTTTTGTAATTGATGAACAAACTCTATATCAAATGATATAACATACTTTACACCATCATCTTTTGTATCGCTACTATCAGTATACTCTTGATAGAAAGCCCAATTTTTAGCCCAATCTCTATACTTAAAACAATACTTGTAGTCATCTATACCCCTACTCCAATACTCACCGTCTTGGTAGAATCCAAATTTTTGAAACCATTCATCTGTTAGAATAATTGGTGTAGCGTCAAACATTTCTGGAGCATCATCAATTTCTTCGATGTCGTGTCCCGTATCAATTTGATAAATTTTTTCTTTACTTTTAAGGTAAACTAAATTTCCTATTCTTAATTCTTTTGCTATCATTTTATTCTTCTTTATCTTCTAATCTAAAGTTCACCTTCGATTATAAAACTAATCATTTCTTCTCTATCCATATCTTTTTTCCGTTATATTATTTGAACATAACATATAATTTTATTAAACCAGCAACAATATATAGTGTTAATACCACCACAAACATTCCTACAGCTAAATTATATAATTTTTTATCCATGTCTAACTATTTTTTGTAATAAAGGGAAAATATAAATACTGAACACAACATAAATATTGTTGCTAATGCCCATTCTGGGTCAAGAAAACGAATTATACAAAACCATATAATTCCTACTAATAAACTAATTCCCATTGTACGGGCTGTCTTCATTAAAGCGTCTGTTATTTTTTTCATATTATTTAATATTAGGTAAAATTTTCTCAATCGTGTAGATATTTTCCATATCTTTTTTAGATTTCTTTTTCTTAGCTTTTAAGTCAGCAAGAGCATCTAAAAGTTCTTTTCTCTGTGTACTAACTTTTGGCTCTTCTTTTTTAACAAATTCGTGGACAACAGGTTTATCTTTGTATACTATCTTTTCTACAATTTTATCCTTGTAGACAATTTTCTCCACAATTTTATCTTTGTAAACTATTTTTTCTACAGGTTTGTCTCTGTAAACAATTTTATCCTTGTAGATGGTTTTTGTTTTATTGTTTGGTTTTTCTTTAGATAAAGAACCAACCATTAAACCTAATACCAAATTTAAAACTAAAGAGGAGATTATTACTGTTGTTATCATAATGTAAAGATAACAAAAATAATTTAATCAAAGAAATTTAAAACCACTTTCACCAATAATAAATTCCCTGTTGTTGTAGGGGCTTATTAATTTATAAATTAGTGTACCGTTTTCATTGTAAGGTAAATCGGAAATATAGTATGTTTCACCTTTAATCGGTTTGGTTAAGTTTATACCATTTTCTGAAAAAAATAAATCATCACTCCTCATGACCTGTTGCTCTTGTCTCCATTTATGAAATTCTTCGGTATTGAAATAATAAATTCCAAACTTATCAATAAATTCTTTTGCTCCAGTAACTCCTAGAGCTACCATAGCTTCTAAGTGAGTCGGGTATCGTAAACCTGGATTGGTAACCACAACTTCTCTCAACTCAGGAATCCAATCAAATTCATTTTCAGATTCTTTTAATATTTCCTTAATAATATCTTTCACGCTTATAAATATATTTTACTTTATTAAATATCTGTAATGTGGTCTTTGGATTGGACCTTCTGCAATGATGGTAAAAGCTTTAACAGTTTTCTCACCATCAGTTAAAGTAGTATTGATGTTAACACCGATATGAGAAGTGATTGTTTTAAGTTTAGAAATATCCAAACCTTTCTTATCGATTCTGTAAGCCAATTTATCGATAGAAGCCTCGTAGTGTTTTTTGGCTTTAATCACTTCTTTTTCAATATACTTCTCAACACCCATATTGATAAGTTTGATTGCTTCGTCACGTAATCTACCGTGTTCACGACTTTGTTTTGTATTGTAGAAACCACGAGGGAATGTTAAAAACTCCGTTGAACCTTTACCTTTGTTAGAGTTAGAGGTTATGTAGGTGTTGAATACAACTTCAGGAGTTAAACCAAAATGTTCACACCATTGAATAGTGTTCCATTTGTATCTTGGTGTCACGTGATTGAAATGTCTTTCAGCCCACTCTTTAGTTTTTTGAATGTATTGTTCTTTTAAAGATTGGGTTTCGGTCTTGAGGATGTTTATTAATTCTTTCATACCGTAAAGATACAAAAAAATCTTTTATCTACAAAGATTCTTCATAATTTCTGTAAGTAAGATAGGCCATCATACCCACAGCGGCAACTAAAAAATCTTCCGATTTTATACCTAAAAGTTTAACAAAAAGTAATGTTACTCCGGCACAACCAAAAGATATTAATAAGTCTTTTAAATTTTCACTCATATTTTTTTAAAAATTGATTTTATTATCATGAAGATGTACCAAAAACTAGATATAATTGAAAACAAAAGGTAAACTAAAATTATCTTCAACATATAAGTTTTTTTAGCTTCAATTTCATACTCACCACTATATAATTTTTTTATTAAGGATAACCTGTGACTACCTTCAACTAAGAGATATTTACCATTAAATAGCCTTAAAACTTCCATAGGTTTTTTTTCGTCATAACCACCCTTCAATTCACCTTCAAGTTTATCCCAGTTGTAATAATCTTCGTAAGAAATTTTTCTGTTATTAAAAAAGGTGTGTATGTTTTTAACTTTAATCTTCATTTGTTAAATATAAAAATTTTTATTCTAAAAGTAAAATCACCTCATATATTTTCTCCTGATAAAAGAATTTCTATTACGCATCAACAATCGATATCTTCTTTTGTTTATCTTTTTTTGTATTTTTTCTTTTTCTTTTTGATTGTTTGTCCTATGTCTATAAAAAAGTTTTTTTTCTGATTCAACAACTTTTAATCTATTTGGTTCCCACTTTCTATAGTGCCAGCCACTTTTTCTTATACGTATTTTTAATTTTTTTTGATTTTGAACTTCTCTTACCTTACCACCAATTTGGGATTGGACCAAAATTGGTAAAATAAATAAAATTATCAGTAGAAGTTTTCTCATTCGGTCTTTTATAAAATACGTATGTAGATTAGTTTTAAATTTTGTAAAAAACAACCCAAACTTTAAAAAAAATTAAATATAAACCTATTGAAATTTGTGTGGGGTTATCCCAGTACCTAACCCTAGTGCCTAGTCTAAAATCATTCCATTTTTCTTTTTGATAAAAATTTAAACCTTTTTGCCAACGGTGAGTTAGTATTAGGCTGACACCTAAATTTTTTATTTTAAACCTCATAACACAAAGATAATAAAAAAACCTCTCCATGGGGAGAGGTTTGATGGAATAGACTATTTTTTACTAAAAATAAGTTTGCTCAAAATATAAAATTTGAAACTTATCGTTTTTGTCAATCAAGTCTAAAGCGTTAATTAAATCATTGTATTCAATAACAGATTGTTTTTGACCTTCTCTATATTCTGTTAAAAAATCAAATGTCGTGATATCGTCACCAAATACAAGTTGTGAATCTCTATTGTAAGATTTCATAAGACCTAACTCCATTTCGTATGCCCCATAAATAATATCAACTAAACTACTAAATTCGTCTGAAGTTCCAACAGATGGTATTTCAGGAATAATGTTAAAGTCGGTCATATATTTTTGAAGACCTTCAGCGTGTTGTAACTCTGTGTTAGCTTCTGTTGTAAAAAAAGCTGCAGCTTTTTTATAGTTCATATCATTACACCAATTAGCCACATTTCTATAAAAATAATGTGCAATATATTCGTCAGCTAACCTGTTGGTTAACATATTAATTGTTTTTTCACTTAACCTATATAATTTAGGCCCCATCTGAGGTTTAATGTTTTCGTTAACATTTTTCATTTCTTTAAATATTCTATTTTTTAATTCGTTTGCCATAATGTTTTAATTATAAATATGTTTAATAAATTATAAACATCAAAGCTTAAATTCAAAACGATTACGCATTATTTCAAGTTTGTCTTCAGGTACATCATGTAAGTTTGTACCACCGTGACGGTTTTCAACAATTACACAAAAAACTTTGTAACCATACTTTTCGGCTAAAAGGTAATATGGTTTCATTTCCCATTCTTGAGTGAATGTATTAGAAACAGCAATCTCACGATAAAATTGGTCAGTATGGCGATTGGCCTGTGTTTTCATATAAGTTTCAACCCTATCGTGGCACCATTTGTGAGCATCTTTTAGTTTGGTGACATCAAAATTGTAGTTACCCTCAACATCCGTGAAATACTTGTCAGCCTCACAAACTAAAAAGTCATGACCAACCAATTTTTTAGCAAATGTTGATTTTCCACTTCCCGGTCAAGGAAGCCCTCTAACAAGGTATAAAACCTTATCAAAGGGCTTCGTATTACTATTTTTTTTCATAATTAGATATATTAAAATTCATAATTTTCTAAATTCGGGTTTTACTAATTTCCAAATATAAGAAGAATATTCTTTTTTATCGAACATTTTAAATAATATTGGTTGTAGGTGTTGTGGTTGTTTTAAAACCCACATCGCATATTCTTTCTTGTTAGTTACAGGTTCTTTGTCATTGTATTTACCGTACATGAAGTAATCAAACTTTTTACCCACATCTTCAGATATAGAAAAGTATACGTACCTTAAATCTTTTTCATAACTTTTTATTTTGTCATAAAATTCATCAGGAACATCCTTCAACAAATCTTCAAAGTTACCACCATTACTTAGTACTTCCCATACTGCAGTAGTAGAAACGTTAGTCATTATTTTATGCAAACGAAGATACTCTTGGCCCTTTATTTTCATTCTGTCACCGTTAGAAAAACGAACAATAAAACCTTCTTCATCATCTTTAACCATTGCTTTTAAAACAGAATAATCTTTGATACCGTCATGTTTTTTAACCAGTTCAAACCCTTCTAATTTTTTTAATTCCTCATAAGGGACTTCTTCACCACTTTTTGTATCAAAAGCACCAAGTAAAATTAGACCTTCATAGTCACCGTAATCTACCACAATTCTATTTTTTCCACCCATAAATTATTTACTTTTACAATTATCAAAATGCCATCTTTGCATCAAACCCTCACCACCTTCTTTACCACAATGGGGACATGTTATTTTTTTTCTCGGTTGTCCTTTACCCCAAGATGGTTGTCCTTTTTTAGACTGACTAATTTTTCTTTTGGTTTCTTCACTTTTGTTTTTACCCGGATTATTGGTTAACCATTTTTCTCTTCTTATTTTCTTACTCTCTTCACTTTGATTTTCACCATATTTATTACCCTTTAGTTTTAAACTTAAATTTTGTTTATGTTCTTCAGTATGATAATGTTGACCTGTATTACTTTCACTAATTTTTTTACTAATCAACTTTGCCCTTTCTTCCCCAAATCTATCTACAAAAGTTTTTCCTTTTAATAATTTACTTAACTTCTCACCAACTTCTTTAGGTCTTGGAACACCTTTTTTACTTTCAGATATTTTTTTAGCGTGTTTTGCCTTATCATCATCTGTCATATTTTCCCATCTTTTTTTGTGAGATCTTGACATTTTTTCACGTACAATTTTAGTAAAAATTATTTCAGCACCTCTAGCATTATTATAGTATTTATCACCCTTAATATCAATTTTTTTTAATATTTTTTGTTCAATTTTTAAACATTCATTTGATGTTCCTTCCGCAATAATTTTTCTACTCCAATTCATTTCTGGGTTATTAAAATCATTCCAAAATTCTTCATTATGTGATGATGTTATATACCCATCATTCACACTCCCCTTATGATACCCTATATATGATTTACCATTAGTTAAGTTTTTCCACTCATATACAAATGCTTCTTTTTCCATAATTACTCTTTATATATAAATATAAGTCGTAATCAAGAACAACACTGTTTTGGGGGTAAATTTAATAAATAATTTCGAACAAATATGTTTTATTTTTATCTAACTTTTCAGTTGGATACCTATCTAACATTTTTTTACCTTTAACAGCTTGGTCGGAGGTGAAAGAACCTCTAGTCGCGATTATCCAATCACCCTTGTAATTAAAAACGATGCCTAAAGAACCATCTACTTTTTCAAATACTTCGAAATCAGTGGTAGGAGTATGTTTACCTTCTTCCATGTTAAAGAATTTTTTAAAAGGTCTGGCAACAATGGTACCAAATTCATCAGTAACTAAACCACGGGTAGACAAAGTTAATTCATCCCATTTATTTTCGTACTGTACTTCTTCGGTGTAATTCCAAATAGTTAAAGGCAAGGTTGGGTGTATCTGTTTATACAACAAAGCGTCTTTATAATATTTGTTTAAAATTTCTATCATATTTTTTGTTCACCAATTTTATTATAAACATAAAGTGTATTGGGGTCTTCGTCTGCTTTTTGTAAAGAGTAAACTAAAACCATTGCATTTTCTTCGGTCATTGTTAACGCTATCGGTGTGTATTTAACATCACCAGTATCAGGGTCAACATTTTTAAACCCAACTTCATAATGTGATTTAATTTCCATCTGACAAAGATAATAAATTATTTACACTCTTCCAAAAGGTTTCCGAATTCATCCCATTTTAACTCTTTGGGTTCTTCTATTTTTTCTAAAATTTCAGTGTTTAAATAATAATAATACTTTTCGTTATTTTTTTCCAAAACAACCCATGTTGACATGTAATCATAACCTTCGAAGGCTAATTTATAACCTTCTTCTTTTAATAAACTAGATAATTTCATTTAATAATTTAAATCTATAATTGTTTTATTTAATTTTTCTAACGCTTGTTTATAATACTTCTCATTAAACCCATCTCTATTTCTGGGTGATGGTAACACATGGACAAAATGGTTTCGTTGATTATATAACATATCAGAATCATCATCAATGATAATATAATTTTCGACACCAGATTTATCCATATATTCTTGTTGTTTTTCTTTACTCCAATTAATGTGACCGAAATCTAACACTTTTTCGATATAATATTCTATTTCACATCCACGAGGAATAGTGTATTTATCAACATAACTTCTAAAGTTGGGTGTAATACCAATAATCTCTCCCTTCATACCTTCAAGTTCCCAAACCTTTCTCATAAACTCAATACCGGAACTTCTCCAAGTAGACGAGATTACAATTTTAGCACCAGTCTCATCAATTAGTTTATTCAATAACTCCTTACTCTTTGAATAAAAGGATTGATGGTGATCATCAGTACCATTATCCCATTTCCATTTCACATAATCGCATTCACCAGACCTATAACCAGTCTCACAATTAAGGACACCGTCTATATCTAAAAATATTATTTTCATCTTTTAAAAATAATATAAAATATCTTTACACTCAAGTCATTTTTGGTATATTTATTTCTGATGATAAAGTTACAAAATAATAACGGCGACAGTAATCCCTTCTAAATGAAGGGATTTTTTTTGCCCTGACGAATCTAAAAAAAACAAAAATGAAAGACACAAAAAGTTACAATGAACTAGTGCAAAGAATGCGAAATTTCTTTCAAGAGAAAGGTTTCAAAGAAGTACCTACACAAAGTAGGTTATCAATCTTAGCGGCATGTGAAAACCCACATTCAATCGCTACATTTAATTACAATGGTCAAGTTTGGCCTTTACCACAAACAGGTCAGATGTGGTTAGAGTATGAACTACTTAAAAACCCTGAATGGAAAGGTGTTTATTGTATTTCTACTTCTTATAGACAAGAAAAAAACCCAATAGAAGGAAGACACGAAATGATATTCCCAATGTTCGAGTTTGAATCTAAAGGTGGTATGGATAAAATGTTAAAATTAGAATCTGAGTTGTTATACCACTTAGGTTTTGAAAAGCCAATTGAGGTGAATTACAATGATGTTTGTCAAGAATACGGTAACGTAGAAATACTTGAGAACGAACATGAAACAAGAATGTGGCAAGAAAAAGGTCCTGTGGTTTCTTTACAAAACTTCCCTTTAAGAACAAACCCTTTTTGGAACATGAAACACAAAGAAAATAGTATTTTTAACAAAGTTGATGTTATACTTTATGGTCAAGAAACTATTGGTTCGGCTGAAAGAAGTTGTGATGTTGAAGAGATGAAACATAATTTTTATACCATAGAAGACGGTAAATACTGTGCTAAATTGTTTGAGTTGTTTGGTAAAGAAAGAGTGGAAAAAGAATTAGAAGAGTTTTTGTCATTTGATTTCTTCCCAAGGTTTGGTGGTGGTATTGGTATGACAAGATTAGCACGAGCTTACCAACTAATGTTAAAAGAAAAACTAGAATCTAGTTATTTAAATTTTAAATATTAATAAAAAACCCCTCTATTGAGGGGTTTATTTTTTATAACGTTAATTCTTTTTTGAGGAAGATATCTTTTTCAATTTTACCTTTTACTATTTCAGATAAAACTTCTTTTGCTAAATCGATGTCTTCTTGAAACTCGTCTTGAGGTGTAAACTTTTCAATTTCATCAAACATGGTATACATACCAGTTACTTTTTCTTGTCTGTTTATTCTGATGAAAACTTTGCCAAGTGGTGTGATACCCATTAAATGGTTATCAACTACACAACCCCATTCAACTAAACTATTATTTTTCATCAGTCTCATCTATGTTAATATCTTTTAAAAACTTTTCAGACATAATCTGAATTAAACTTTCTTTAAAGTCTGGATTTTGAGCTAACATGGGTACAATGTTTTTTAAAGCACCTAACTTATCATTTGGTGTACTTATAATTTTGTCAAAATCAACCACTTTATCTTTACAATCTTCACAAAAAACAGATTCTATTTCACCCTTACCTTCTAAAGCTTTCCACTCTTGTTCGGTAAAATCTTTACCCGTCTTAACTATTTTGTCACAATTAGAACATAAGATTGCCATGTTACCATTGTTGAATTTAAATTTCGCGGTTCCCATAAAAACAAAGATAGTAAAAATTATTGATTAATAAACATTTTCCTACCAGCACACTGACACTTTTCGTCTACTTCCCATAAGTTTTTCTTACCAGCATTAGTCATGTGACAGTTATGTTTTTTATTAGTTCTTTCAGAAAATTCTGTTATGGTGTTGTTATGTTTATTTTTAATAACCCAAGGACATTCTTTACAAGGTTTCTTCATCATCAAAATATAAACTTAATAAACTAAGATTTCAACCAGCCGTAATATTTTATTGTTAAAGCTTTACGATGGTCTAAACCGTTTGTTCCACCATTAATTCTTTTTGTAAGTGCCAATATTGAAACGTCATTTACACCTTGGTCACAGATAGACCAAAGTTTATTGGACTCAAAGAAAAACATGGCAGATTCAAATGCGTAATCTGCAGCTACCAAGTCAGGGTTAATCATAATTTCAGGTTTTTTTAAATGGTTAGATAAAGCAAGATAGTTGTTTTTTCCTGTTGTTTGTAAGGCACCTCTACCTCTAAATTTAAAACCATCACCAGAATTTTCATCACCATTACCCATACGATTACCATAAACACGATTGGCAATTTTTTCGGGTTGTTTAGCGTAAGACTCATTCAATTTATCAGGAAAGTATTTTCCAAAAATTTTTTTAAGTCCATCAGCCGAATAATTTAAATTCTCTGAAAAAGATTTATACTCACCTGTTTCGTGAGCGGTTTGTGCAAAGAAATGAGCGGCCCTCTCAGGAGTCATTTTATAATAATTCATTGCTGCTTTTAGAGTTCCAGGACCAAACGCTCCGTCTGCCGTAACCCCGATTTTTGTTTGTAAACTTTTGATACTCATAACTTTTTAACTATAAATATCGCCATCTATTATCTTGTGATTACAAGAATTAATAGTGTTATTAATAACCCTATAAACCCGTAATAGGCTAATTTAGAGGAAAACTCTTCTTGGTCTTTTCTTTTCATTTTAAAAACTTTTTCTGTTATTAATTCTTGTACAAATATACAACTTAATCCAATACAAAGGATTAAGAAATTTAAAAAACTTTCTCATACCACAAATGTAAGAAATTAATTTTGAAATTAAAAGGGATGTTCTTCTTTATGTAAAATTTTAACCATCAATTCTTTGTCCCACTCAAAGGTAATTAAAGCCATGTGTACTTCTCCACTACTATTGGATATACTTGACCAACCGATAGGTCTTTCATCTTCAGGTTTAACCCATTTTAAAAATACTGTATTGTTTTTTTTGTAAACTTTAAAAGGTTCATCTTCAACCGACAATAATACCTCACCTTCATCACTAGCAAAATCACCTGTAACGGAAATAATATCGTCAAAATCCAAATAAGGCAAAATATCTTCATATCTGTGATATTCTTGACTTACAGTTTCTTTAGCCCAACCAAATTCATCATCTTCCGATTCATTTAGTTGGTCGAATAAGTCATATGTATTTACGGTGTAAAATTTAATTCCATCTATATTTTGGCAATTATTTTCCTCACT